AAATGTCCGCAATGGAACAGCTCGGATACCGCTTCAACGTCGTGCCGATCGCGGCGAGCCAGGGGATTTCCCTGAAGGGCGTCACCGGGGTCACGTTCGTGACGACCGGCTCCGACACCTTCACCCTCACGAGCTCGGCGACCTTCGCCGGCTCCTACACCTCGCCGGGCACCATCACGGCGAACATTTACAAGAACGCGCAGACCAATGGCACCGCCGCATGGGTGCTCGACAACACCCTGATCTCGACGAACACCATCGTCACGACTGTGGCAACCGCGTTCTTCATCTCGGACGTGTTCCTGCCTGACCTGAAGGCGTACGTCAAGCTGACGCCTTCCGGCGGCGGCCTGGTCACCGCGATCCTCGGCGACCTGACCGTGAAGCGCACCCCGCCGAACCTCGTCATCGTGGGAGCCTGACATGCCTACCAGCGTTCAGAACACGCAGGTCCTCCACGCCGTCCAGGGGTACGTGGTCGCCAGGGCCACCAGCACGGTGGCGCAGTCCCTCACCTCGATGTTCACCATCACGGGCGGCCGGGTCTACGTCCAGGCGCTGTACGCCAAGCTGACCATTGCATCGGACGCGTCCAACGCGACATCGATCGTGCTCGGCTTCACCGCGTCCGAGGGCGCCGGGGCCAACATCGCTAACGCGGTCGCCACCGCGACGGTTGTCGGCGTGGTCCGCGAGATCGGCACTCACTGGACCGTCGCCGGCCTGGCCTCCGCGCTGACGCTCGGCGCCACCGCGGCTACCCCGGTAGCCAAGACGACGCCGTTCCTGCTCGGCCCCGGCGTCATCACCTACACCGGCAGCGTGGGCACCAACCCAGGCTCCGCGGCCTGGTACCTGCACTACCTGCCGCTCGACCCGGGCGTGAGCGTGGTGGCGAACTGATGCATACCAACGCCAACGGGACGACCCTCGCCGTGGATGTCAGCACGGTGCCAGACGCCGTCTACGACACCTACTTCACCAGCGACGGGTTCGCTGGGCCGGTTCAGCTCGTCGGCGACGACGGCGGGACTAGCACCGTCGTGGAAATCGACAACGCAGGGAACTGACATGGCCTCGTGGTGGTGCATGGGATGCCGGACCGTGTACGCGGTCGGCATCCCGGCCTGCCCGCACTGCCAGTCGAAGGATTACTCCGAAGGAGGCGGCGTGAAGACCAGTACCGCAGGCACCACGGTCTACCTGGCGGAGGGCCAGCAGGTATCTGACCCGCTGCACCCCGACGTGATCTTCGTGGGGCCTGGCTCCGGCGAGGAGGACGTTCCCGAGCCTGCCCAGGTGGCCGAGCCTGCACCGGAGGTCAAGGCGGAAGCGCCGGCTAAGGCCCGTAAGGCACCGAAGGCGATCTGACATGTCCTGGTACCAGCTCCTGGAGATCGCGGAGGTCAACCGGCAGAAGCGCCGGGAAGAGCTGTCCCGGCCCCCGCTGGCCTGCCCGAACGACGGGACGCCGCTGGTGCCAGCCCCGGGAAGCGCTGAGAGCTCGCTGTACTGCCCGTTTGACGGCTGGCAGTACCCGAGGGACGATCACCGGCCAGCCAGCTAGCCGGACAACTGAATACCCCCAAGTCAGCCCGTAGAAAGCAACCGAGGCGGCAGGAATGGCCATCAGCACGCCGTGCTACTGCACGCGCGAAGACGTGAAGGCTGCGCTTGATCTCAAGGAGACGAGCCGCAGCAACGTTCTCGTTGACAACGCCATCGAGGCTGCCGCCCGCAACGTTGAGGACATCACCAACCGCCGGTTCTACCCGGAGGACGCGACCCGGAAGTTCGACTGGCCGAACTACCAGCGGACCCGCCCGTGGCGGCTGTGGCTGAACCAGAACGACCTGATCTCGGTGACGGCGGTCACCTCCGGCGGCACCTCCATCCCGGTGAACCAGGTGTTCCTGGAACCGGTGAACGGATCGTCCCCGGTGTCCGGGACGCCTTACACGTACATCGAGCTGGATATTTCGACGTCGGCGTCATTCTCCGCGGGCGCGACCTGGCAGCGGTCCATCGCGATCACCGGCACGTGGGGCTACTCGGCGAGCACCGCCCCCGCGGGCGCGCTGGCCGTGGCGATGAACGACACGACCGGCACCGTCGCGCAGGTCACCGACTCCTCCCAGGTCGGGGTCGGGTCGCTGATCCTCGTCGGCACGGAGCGGATGCTGGTCACCGACCGGTCAATGATCACCACCGCCCAGGCTCAGCTGTCCGGGGTCAGCACCGCTGTCAACAGTGACGTGTCCCTCACCGTGACGGACGGCACCAAGTACGCGGTCGGCGAGGTCCTGCTGCTCGACTCCGAGCGGATGCTCATCGTGGACATCGGCGGGAACACCCTGACCGTCAAGCGGGCCTGGGACGGCTCGGTCCTGGCCACTCACTCCGGCGCGACGATCTACGCGCCCCGCAGCCTGACCGTCACCCGCGGCGCACTCGGCAGCACCGCCGCAACCCACCTGATCTCGTCGGCGATCACCCGTTACGCATACCCGGCGCTGGTGGTTGAGCTGGCCATCGCGGAGGCAGAGAACACCATCCTCCAGAAGACCTCCGGCTACTCGCGGACGGTCGGCGAAGGAGACTCGCTGCGGCTGGCCTCCGGCGCCGGACTGGCCGACATCCGGGCGCGGGCGGTCGCCGCGTACGGTCGCAAAGCACGTCAGCGGGCGGTGTGACATGCCCCGTACCCGCGTCAACGTCAACGTCTCCGGGCCGCTGTTCGACGGCCGCATGGACGCCACCGTCGTCCAGTGGCTCGACGCCACGAAGAAGGACGTCGCCGACCTCGGCGTTCAGGAGATCCAGCAGCGGGCGCTGAAGTTCAACCGGTCCGGCCGCGGCACCGGTCACTACGCGACGACGATCAGCACCAGGATGGTGTCCTACGGTGACCAGCTGATCAACGATGGCGGCATCGTCTACGGCCCGTGGCTGGAGGGCGCCAGCAAGCGGAACAGCTCGACCCGGTTCAAGGGCTACCACCAGTTCCGCCGTACCCGCACCAGGCTGCGGAAGCTGTACGGCGAGGTGGCACAGCAGAAGCTGACCGAGTTCATCGGCCGGATGGGCGGTCACCCGTGACCTTCAACGCCGCCGCTGTCACCGCGCTGTTCGCCGCGGTCACCTCGCACGCTGCGGAGACTGGCCTGTTCGAGCAGGTCACCGCTCATGAGCCGAAGTCCGCGCCGCAGGGCGGCCTGTCCTGCGCGATCTGGGTGGCGTCCATCGAGCCGGTGCTGTCCAGCGGCCTGGACCAGACCAGCGGCAAGGTCGTCTTCAACGTCCGGGTCTACTCCAGCATGCTCGCCGAGCCGCAGGACGGCATCGACCCGGACATCCTGGCCGCGGTGTGCACGCTGCTGGCCGAGTACTCCGGCGCCTTCACCCTCGGCGGCAGCGTCCGCGAGGTTGACCTGCTCGGCGAGTCCGGCGACTCGCTGTCCGCGAAGGCGGGCTACCTCAGCCACGACAGCCGGCTCTTCCGGGTCATGGACATCGTGCTCCCGGTCATCATCAACGACCTATTCGGGCAGGTGGCGTAATGGCCAAGAGCACCGGCCTCGGTGACAACTTCTACATCGGCGGCTACGACCTGTCCGGGAACGTCTCCGCGCTGACGCGGATCGGCGGTGGCCCCGCGGCCCTGGACGTCACGCCCATCAACTCCTCTGCCTACCAGCGGCTCGGCGGGAACCGGGACGGCTCAATGGAGTTCACCACGTTCATGGACACGGCGATCGGGTTCGAGCACGCCGCACTGTCCACGCTGCCCACCGCCGACGTGATCTCGTCGTACTACCGGGGCCAGGTGATCGGGAATGCCTGCGCGAACCTGGTCGCCAAGCAGGTCAACTACGACTGGACCCGCGGCACTGACGGCAGCCTTACCGCCGCGGTGCAATGCGTGGCCAACGGGTTCGGCCTGGAATGGGGCAGCCAGCTCACCGCCGGAGTCCGCACTGACTCCACGGCGACGGCGGGCACGTTCTTCGACAACGGCGCCGGGTTCACCTTCGGCGCCCAGGGTTACCTCCAGGTGTTCGCGTTCGCTGGCACTGACGTGACCGTCAAGATCCAGCACTGCACCACCTCCGGCGGCGCGTACACGGACCTGATCACCTTCACCCAGGTCACCTCCGGCACCAGGCAGGCCCAGCGGGTCGTCGTGTCCAACGTGACGACCGTCAATGAGTTCCTGAAGGCGACCACGGTCACGACGGGCGGGTTCAGCAACCTGGTCTTCGCGGCCGGCGTCACCGTGAACCAGGTTGCGGGCCAGGTGTTCTAAATGAGCCTCAACCGCATCGCCCCGCAGGCCGGCCCGGAGGCGTACCAGACCTGGCAGATCGCCGCGCCGCTGTCCACGCACTGGCGCCCCGCGACGTGCCAGGAGGCCGGGTGCGAGCACCACGCGAACGGCTGGCAGGTCCGCATCGAGGGCCTGGACGAGCAGAACCTGCACCTGGCCACGCACTGCGGGCGCAGGTTCCGGCGGGTCACCGTCGCCGCGGGCGAGACGTACCTGGTGTTCGAGGCGGGCCAGCCGTGCTTCCGGTCGGGCAGCCACCGCGTCCGCCTGGAGCGGGAGGAGCGGTTCCTGGTGACCGGCGGCGACTGGCGTGGCAACCCCCGCCAGGAACGCCGCGAGCATGCCAGCGCCGCGGACTGGCAAGACGAGATGGCCGGCCACCTTGACCGGCTGCACACGGCCTACGAGAGGGGCTGACATGCCAGAGAACACCGTCACCCGGGCAGTCCGCGACTACCTGGAAGAGCAGTACCCGGGAATCGGGAACGCGTGCACCGGCTACCAGGTCGAACGCGATGAATCCGGCGCGGTCTCCCTGACCGTCCGCCTGGTCCTCAACCCTCCGAAGGAGCCAAGCCATGGCTAAGGCAACCGGCCTGGGCTGGACGACGCTGTCGGTCGACGACAGCGGCGGACGCCCGTGGTCATTAAGAACGACATCACCAACCTCCAGTTCTCGACCCCCCGCGGGGTCCAGGACGTGACCGGCATCGACAAGTCCGCGATTGAGCGGCTGCTGCTCCTGGCCGATTTTTCGATCACCTTGAATGGCGTGTTCGACGCGGCCACGGCGCACACCGTCTTCCGGACCGTCCCGAGCACCAGCGTGAACCGGACGGTCAGCATGACGGTGAACGGCGTGTCGCTGCCGAACGAAACGCTGTTCACGGACTACCAGCTGACCCGCGCGCAGACTGGCGAGCTCACCTTCTCC